TAGCAGGATATGGTCCTGATCCAGAAATGGAACTCAATGTATAAAAATTTGTAGCTGAACTAGAACCTATATAATGATTACCTTGAGAATCAATTGCTAAACTTGTTGGATTTATTGATAAAGATTTATATGAAACGGTACCCGATGATGAAGATACATTATATATTTTGTTGTTTGACTTGTCTGCAATGTATACGATTCCTGAATATACAATAACAGCTGTTGGTGGCGATTCCAGAGCTGGGATTGTAGTAATTTTTGAAAATACTTTTGAAGTTAAATTAATCTTGTATACATTACCATTTCCATAATCTACGGTATATAAATTAGTCGTATCTATTGCTAAAAGTATTGGACTTTCTGATGTAGGTAGTTGTACAAAGGTTGTAACATTATCTCCTGAAATCATTCGGATAGCATGATTTCCAACATCAGCAATGTATATATTTCCTGCTGAATCCTGTGCCAACCCACCCGGAGAATTAAAACTTGCAGTTAGTCGTGGACCATCATTGAATCCACCATCTGAAATTCCTGCATATCTAGCTACAAGTCCAGATGGTGATATTTGATTAATTTGGTTAAAATCAATATCAGATATAAATGAATATCCAGCATTATTAGCTATACCACCTATCGGGGTGCTCAGTATTGCGCTCAAATTTATAAAAGTTCCTACTTGTGCAGGTGATGAATAGTTTGAACGAGACCGAAACAATATGAGAATTAATAAAAGAGCTATTGCTATAGAAATAATAATAATAACAGTTTTTGTATCAACTTTCATTATTATACTGTTATAAAATAATTTCACATAATGTACCCTTTTCACGAAACTCAATGACACGATCCCAGAAAGCTTTCATGATTGGTAGATATTTTGCAAACCATTCACGGTCTCGCGGAACTTCGGTAACAACAAACTCTTCTGGGGAAGCTTTGTACTGAACAAAATCACAAACCTCAAGATCCATAATCTCAAGCAGAAGCTGGATCTGCGGCATGTAATATTTCGGCACCTCTGGTGTAATCTTACGACTCAGAGGGCACTTAATCTCAAGCAGACGACCAGACTCTGTAATTCCATCTGGAGATCCGCCAAGAAACTTGTGGACAGTATGTTGTACAAGTCCAATTTCGTGCGACTTTTGTCCGCGCCTCATGTCGTACAAATCTCGTACAATTGGTTCGAGCCGAGTGCCATGAGCCGTGGCTTCATTACCGTGCCAAGGGCGAGCAGCTCCGCATTTTTTTGCCAGCAGATTCTCCGGTTTTTCATAAGGATTCAGTCCTATGGCGGTTGCTGCATCACTTGCAGTGAGCATATTTCCACGAAGAGCAAGCCATTCTTCACTTCTCTGATCAGCATATGACTGTGCGAGTAATTCAGCTGCGCGGGGGTGCATTGCTTAAAAAACGACTCGTAGTTTTAAGCGCTATTTGGGCTGCATTTTGTTCCGCATCCTTTTTGGTTTTCCCAAATCCAGATCCGTGAGGCTCGTCTTCGATGAAGACTTCGATATGAAATGTTCCATTGAACTGACCGTGAACTTTGTACTCTGGAAGTTTCACCTTGTTTGCTTGGCACCAGCGCATCAGTTGATCCTTGTAATTATCATCGGTAAGATTCATATCAACATCATCAAATACCGAAAAGACAAATGTTTTCGCATGAATCATACCAAGATCGAGATATACAGCACCGACAAGTGCCTCAAAAACATCTTCTAGAATATTTGGATTTGTATTCCACGAATTACGCATCCCCTTGTCATCCATAAGAATCCATTTATCAAGACCAAGACGCTCGGAAATTCCAGTCAAAGTCTTTCCGCGAACGAGCTTTGTGCGAGCCTTGGTTAGAAAGCCCTCTTGCTTTTCTTCATAACGATCAAACAGAAACTTTGTAATGATAAATCCGAGAACAGAATCACCCATAAATTCGAGTGTCTCGTACGAATGAGTCAAATTTCCATATTTTTTTAGAGCAGACTTGTGCGTAAAAGCACGTTGATACAAAGAGAGGTCATTCACCTTTGTACCAACGAGTTTCTCAATAGACCCGCGGTCAAGCGGAGGAGCGTTAATAAGTGGCTCTTCCATTAACTTCATATATACTATTCTTTTTATCTAACCAGAGCTTGGATACCCCTGGAATCCTGGTAAATAGCCAGGTCCAGTGTTGGATACATCACGCGTCGCAGTCTTTTTTTGTTTAATAAAGAACAGTGCTAAAATTACTAAAACAGGGACAATTATCTTCATTACACTATACCTATATTTTTCTTAAAAAATCAAACACACTTTACAGTTTAGGCCGCGGGCTTCTTGACCGTCGGCCGCTTCGCCTTTGGGGCGGCTGGCGTCTCGGGTGCCTCTGGAGCTTCGGGCTTGGGAGCCTTGGGTACGGGATCGGGCTTGATGTAGTGCTTGTTGATGTACTTCTGGATGTTCAGGAAAGTCACCTGCACATCGCTGGGGGGATCCAGCAGAGACTTGAGAGTCGCATCAAGCTCGATATTCTGACCCTTCTTCAGCTCCTTCTCTGTGACATACTCATTCATCTTCCGGGTAACCTGGGAGCGAGAAATCTTCTCGCCAACCTCCATCTTCAGGAAAGTACGAAGCTCCTCGGAGATGTCAAGGGGCTTGTTGAATCCATTCGTGGTGGAGCGAGCCTTTGCCTTCTCGCCGTTGGGGTCCTCAATCAGAGACTTCATCTTGCGGATATCCTTGCGGACCAGCTTCAGCTCATTCATAAGATCAGCGAGGGTAATGTCAGCCATTGTTAACTATTACGCTCTTCACGTCTTTAACTGTGGATACAGCCTGTTTTCCAAAGACTATGAGTATAAGCACAAGCATTGGCCATGTAAGCATTGGCCCAATAAGCATAAATAGTATTAAATGCCACATCATAATGTTTCCGTAGACTGGCGTGGTGACTATATAACTTGATACATTTGTTACATTTACATTACTTAGAAAGCTTTCGGCCATGTTTCCTAATCATTAACCACAAAAAAACTAGGAGGATGCAAGTACAAACAAAAACAATGATTAATGTAAGCCACCACGGGAATCCAGTAATTGCAGCTTCTTCAGAGGTTGTTGCTTTACTTTCGATAGTTTCAACGGTTTTTTCAATAGGTGAACAACATCCTGGATCACACGGAAATTGTATTCCATTCTCCTGAAAGGCACAAATTGTATTGGGTCCTTGTTCTGTACCAGAACGATTACTTGACACAAGTTGTGCGGTGAGTTTACAATTCTTCCCTGTGTATTCTGAGCCACAATAATCAGGTGTATTTTGTGCAACCGTTTGATCTCCTGTTCCGCATGTGCCATTTTTAAGAAGTTGTAATCCAGTGGGACAAACTTTTTTAACTATTGTTGTTTGATCAGTACTTTTACAATTTCCTGTGTCACCTGGTATAGGGTAATATCCTAACGGGCAACGTGTCTGCATCTACTTAGAGCTTATATTTGTTTTCAATTTATATGGAATACGCCAAGCCAGTCAAGATTCCAGATGGTCGCTATTTTCTCAAGCTGTCAAAGGATGGTGGTAGAATTTTCCATCAGGTGAATAATGTTATGATTCCGGAGACTGTTACCAAGGATACTCGTCAGCTCCAGCTCACTATGCCTTCAAAAACTTTGTTCGAGTCTATTGACAACGAGCTTGTTGGTCAGGCGGAGGTGCAAAAACTTGAGTGGTTCGGCAAGGAATTGTCAGATGAAACTATTCGATCCGCATATCAGACGAGCCTTTCTCCTGATAGTATTCTCAGCGTGTCACTTGCAACTGTGAAGGGAGCTACAGTGTCCACGTTTTATGATGTGGATAAGAAACTGATTGATGAAGTGTCAGGGAACTGTGATATTTTGATTGAGCTTGCTGGTCTCTGGTTTCTGAAGAGGTCATTTGGCCCAATCTGGCGTCTGGTCCAGATTCGTCAGCGCCCAGCACAGAAATCCAAAGTTTCCAAGTATCCAGTAGACTTTCAGTTTGTGGAAGAGCCAGAGGAGGAGGAGGATCCAACAGACTATCTTGACTGAAAAAAAAAGTCGTATACTAATATACCATGGACGGAAAGGGTTTAGCAATTCTTGTCCTTTTATTTCTGATTGCGCTCATGGTCTTTTACCCACAAAACCGTCGCAGCGGATATGTCCCTACGGAGGGCGAACCAGTTGGATCATCTTCAGGATCTACCGGTGACAATTCTTCTACTGGAGGCCCAATGATTAATCAGGGTGGTTCTTCAACAATTATTTCACAGGGAGGTGCTGATCAACCAGGAGGATTTTATAGCACAAATGATGCCCCATCTCCGTTTGATTCAGGTGACATGAATGGTGGTCGTACCGTTGATATGCCTGTGTATGACAACACAAATGTTGGCATCATTCCCAAGGAGGTGGTGACCACCGAGGATTTTGCTCAGTTTAGTCCAGATGCCATCCTGTCTGGTCAGAATTTCCTTGATCCCCGCGCCCAGATTGGTTTCCCCGAGACGATCGGTGGAAACCTGCGAAATGCAAACCGCGACTTCCGCTCCGAGCCCCCTAACCCCCGCGCACCAGTAAGCATCTTTAACCTTTCTACAATCCCTCCCGATACAATGCGCCCGCGTTTCGAATTAGAAAGCTCTTACGCAGAGTAAATGTTACTTAAAAAATAGATCAATTAAATTACTATATGGACGACTTTAAAGTTGTCATGACTGAATGGCTCTCCTTGAAGCACCAATTGGCTGCTGCAAGAAAAGACATGTCTGTATTGAATAAGCGCGAGAAGGAGCTCAAGGCTATTGTGCAGCTGCGAATGATTGATCTGAAGAACACAGAGGATATCGATACGGTCAAGGTGAATCAGGACAAGGTGTCTCTCAAGACAAAATCAGTCCGTGGAAGTATCACCAAGGAGATTATTCACAAGGGTCTTTCTACGTATTTTGGTGGTGACGAGACGCGCGTTGAGGGTGCAATCCAGGCAATTGAGGATTCCGCGCCAGTCAAGGAGCGTAGTACCATTACGGTAACTAAAGCTACCAGTGCCTAGTAACTCAAGTACAATGGGTCTCAACAGTGACCACAGCGAGGTTGCCTACTCAGCCGAGGTTGATCTAGACTATGAGGATGAGGAAGAGGAGGATATTCATCTCGGTCCAGAGGACTGGCACGACTGGAACTCTGAGCATCTGTTGAATATGTGGATGTCTCTTCAACAATATCTGGAAGATAATCACTTGAAGAGTACTTTTCTGAGAACTGCAACTTTTCATTCTTTTGCAGAATATGTGAGACAATTTTCTCGTTAATATATAAGAATGGCAATTGATATCACAGGTCCCAAAGTTCTTACCCCAGCAATTCTCTTTGCTCTCCTCAGCCCAGGATTACTGCTTCGTCTCGGTCAAAATCCCCTTCTTATTCACTCTCTCATACTAACACTTGTATATTATGTACTTGCTAAATTTGTGATGAAGGTATCACTCCGTCCAGCAGATCTCATCGTTCCCGCCCTTCTCTTTATAGTGCTATCTCCCGGTGTTCTACTCACACTTCCACCAGGAAGTAAGGGTGTCTTCCGTTCCGGACAGACATCTCTGCCCGCAGTTGCCGTGCACACTCTAGTGTTTGCACTTGTCTTTTCTTTCATGCGTACTCGTTTTGCTACGTATTATTAAATGCGTCAAAATTATTTATTAATTTAAATAGAATAAAATAGGATGAAATATCTAGCAATCGGCCCTGGCGCCATGACATATTTTGTATTTTTAGGCGCTCTCGCCGCCCTCCGAGATTCTGATCAACTTCAGAATCTCGAAGAAATTTCAGGTGCAAGCGCAGGAGCACTTCTTGCATTCTTTTATATAGTTACAGATGGAAATATCAAAACAATAATTGATTATTCATTGAATATTCCTATAAAGGATATCATGAAACCAAATATAAAACTCTTTATAAAGAATTTTGGACTTATAAGTCATAAAAAAATTCGACTTGCATTGAAGGATATAATTCATATATTTTTTGGTAAGGATAATTTAACCTTTGGGGAACTTTATAAATTAAAACCTAACAATCCAAAATTGCATGTGACATCCTATTGTGTGAACCTTGACAAGACGATGTATTTTTCTGTTGATACATCTCCAACTATGTCAATCATCGATGCATTATGCATGTCTATTGCGGTCCCGTTCTTATTCGCAAGTGTTGAATATAATAATCAACGATTCACTGATGGTGCAACTTGTGAGGAGGCACCTGTCAATGTTTTTTTAGGAAAGACTGATGTAAAATTATTGCAAGTTGTATGGAAAAAGGAAAATATTCGATATCATCCTCTTAATTTTAAAGACTATATGACTTCAATGTTGATGCTTACTACACGACTTCGGCATAAATATTCAACTTTTCCAGCAATTAATATTGATGTATCCAAATTTGATATGTTTGATTTTTCAATGTCCACCAGTTCAAAACTCAAAATGTTCATGTTTGGATATCAGCAGACATCCAATCCCGTACAGGAGTTGAAATCATGTATGATTTCCCATCCAGAGGAGGATCTGCCCATAGAAGAACCTCCATCAAATCCAGAGTGTCTTGAGTAGAGAGATGCTTCTGCCTATAGTCCCTGTCATTTTTTACAAATCGAACAAAATCTTCGAGCCGCGAAGAGAATCGCGTCGATACCCAGCCATTCATAGTCATCCATGCGGTGTAGTCTCTGAAAAAGTTTGGGCAGCGCGTAGTGAGCAAGTGCTGCGTGCAAATCTTGGCCATCTCTGCCCATCCTTTGAGAACACTCACATCTGGAAATGCTTTCAGAAATTTTGGAAATAGGCGCGTTCCAAAAATAATATCAGATTTCCATACAAGTTCGAGCTCATTGTCCATCGAATGCGCAAGCCAGTTTCCATCCCCCTTTTCGTGAACGCACGCAATAAATTGCTCAAGCGCTTGACGAAATGGCAAGACGCGCGCAGACTTTGCATGAATTATAGTGCGTCCAATTTTGTTCTCAGGTGCTTGCTCAAGAGACTCTTGAACAAAAATAGTCTGCATCTCTCCTCGCGTGACTTGCCTATTTTTCCAAAATTCAGGCGTTTTATTGCGCCCGTGAGAAACCCATTGTTTCTTCACCACAATCTCAACAGGCATGAAACTCATTGAAAAAATCATCCCGCTCATCGTCGACTCAAAATCTGCAACAACATATCTCGACATAATTTATACACGTTGTATTTTTTTATGTTGATGTAATATAATGCACTACATTCGGCGCGCGTCCCATATTCGTCACAATAGTCCACGCACAATTCGTGTTCCGGCAAGCCCAAGACATAGGGCATATACTCGGCATATTTCAGGAGGTCGTACCTATGTGAAATCTGCATTGATTCGTAATCGAGGATCACCCGGAAAAGGGAAAAAACTATTCTCGTTAACACCAGGTAAACTGTATGGATACTCAGTATCTGCGTCACCCGTGGCACGTCACCGTTCCCTTCGAACAGCCATAAGTAGAAATGGAGCTCTCACAGTGTTCCGCCGTCTCCAAGCGCTCATGATTCTTAATAAACGTACAGCCCCAATGATGAATCGAACCATACGGAAAAACCGCAATTGGGTTCGTCGTATGTTTTAAAATATTGAATATAATAAATGAAGAAAGGACTTCTCTTGCCTCTTTTAATTTTGATTCTTGTGATTCTGCTTTACACACGTATGATGCCCACAACCAGAAAAAGTACACAACTCCAGACTCAGCGTCGGATTCCTGGAATGTCCCTCGCAGATGAGCCTACCGCCGCTTCTTACCGGTCAGTACGATAAGCATGAGACCAACTAT